CACCCATTGTATTAATGGCATCATATGCAGCATGTAGCTGTGAACCATTTACTGCATCAGTGGAAGATGCATCCACTCTGCCTGCTGCAACATTCTGTACTTGGCGAACATAGTTTTTTACTCCGCCAAAGCCTGCACGTTGTTTACTACCTACACTCACTACTGATGTTGCATCTGTACCAGCAAATACATATGTTGTATTGTTTACCATTGCTTGTAGTTGATTTACCGCATCATCAGTTACACTGTTTGTTCCTAGTGCAACGCTATTTGGCTTGTCCGCCACAAGGTTATTGCCAATGCCTACCGCATCAATTGAAGTTACTTCTGCATGAGTGCCTAGCGCCATTGCTCCTTGGCCCCCTACTTTGCTATTTGCACCAATCACTGTTTGCTCTTGGCTGTTATCTACGCTTGTATTGTTATATCCAATGAATGTGCTTTGACCTGCGTTGATAGTGCCATTATTTGCACCAATGATTACATTGTTATCACCTACTACATTGTTATTTCTGCCTAGTACAATTGTGCTTGTGCCACTTACTGTTGTATTAACTCCAAGTGCTGCACTGTTATAACCTGTTACTGTTGGTTGTGTTGTATTTGGTTCTGTAGGTCCTACAACTAGATCACTTGCATATGCACCATTAACTACTGCGCTTAATACCATTACTGCTAACATTACTTTTTTCATTGTTTTCTACCTCGTTTTGTTTTAATTCCTAATTGTTTACAAATATTTCTAATTAAGCTTTGACTTACTTCTAATTCTTCTTCTATTTGCCTTTGGCTTAGTCCTCTATTAATCAATGGTTGTAACGTATCTGCATTTATTTGTTCCTTTAATCCCAATACTTTTAATGCATTTCGTTTATCCATTGCACCGTACACTACCGCACCTAGTGCCAACCAATTTATGCAATTCATCGGAACACCTACCATGCTTGTGTTTTGCATGTTGCCCTCCTATTTTGCATAAATCTTTGTAGGCCTATATGCAGGGCAATCTTCACATTCTTCTTTTTTCAGCCAATGTAAAGTGCCTGCTGTTTTGCCTTTGAATACTTTAATTGATGTTTTCCCTTTGGGGCATGATGTTTTCACCCATAGCGCACCGCTTTTTGCTGGCCCAAATGAGTGGCTACATATCTTTCTTGGTCTACCTCTTCGCATTTATTCCCTCCTAGAATGGAATAGGTTCATCATCGTCTACAAACCCATTTTCAAAATTGCTTGGTGTACTTTCATTCTCTTTCAAGCCATATGTAAGGACTTTGGCCACAATCTCTGTAATGTATCTTTTCCCTCCGTCTTTTTCATATGATCTAGTTCTTAGTTCACCATTTACTGATACAAAATCACCTTTCTTTAATCCACTGTATTTTTCCGCATCAACCCAGCATACAATGTTGTGATATTGTGTACTCTGTTGCTCATTCACATATTTATTTGTTGCCATTCTAAATGTGAGTACTGGCTTTCCTGTTTTTGTGTATCGTAGTTCTGCATCTGCTACTACGTTACCGCTCAAAAATACTTCATTTACGTTTATCATTTACTTCATCCTCCCATTTCTCACATTCTTTACTAATTACGCATAATGCCATTATTGATACTCCTAGCATTGCTCCTATCACAATGCCTATTCCTAGTAGTCCCATGTTTTACCTCCTCAATTCTTATCAATCTGTAAAATCTATAAGGATACCCTTCATCAGATACAGACTCAACTACACTGTCTGTTTCCACGTAATAGCCTTTTGGTGGTTGGATATAATCCCTCCACTCGCTCGGCTTCAATATTTCTGTTTTTACTTTTGGCTTTTCTAAATTTTTGCTACTGTTCCACCTGCGCTTAAATGCATCTTCTTTATCTGAATAGCATGCACTTCTTTTTTCTTTTACAAAGTAGCTTGCTAATCTCACTGCATCTTCTGCTCTTCCTTGATACAACATCAACTTATGCATGCCATGTGGCCAAAGTTCATTCAACTCATCTGAATATAGTTCTGCATTATTGATGATCATGTGGAAATGTATTCTTGTTTTCCCCTCCGCTATGTAAATGTATTTCAATTCTTTATCCAGTTTTTTATATCTACGTTTGAGCCGTCTTATAAAATTCTGAATGTCTTTCTTTGCATCTTCCCATGTAGCAGGCTGTTCTTTGTAAGTTAATGTGATATAACAATCATTTGTAGTGAAGTTATTATCAATCAACATACGCAGCATTGCTTCCGCTTGTTTTTCATTTTGCTTTTTCACGGCTTCTGGTGTGATGTTTTTCTTTTTTACACGCTTGCCATTCTTCCTATAGGTTCTTGATGTGTGATAATCAAGTACCTCTATCATATTTTTAGATATGACCTTCTTACGCTTCCTCATCGTAATTACTCCCCATGGTTGATTTGTTAATATGTTATATCTAGTTAATAAGAAAAGCCTTGAAATAAGCTTTTCTCTAGTCTTTCATGCCCATGTGTGATATAATTACGTTAGGTTTGGTGCGTAATTACGTGCTTGAAAGGGCTACTTTAATTAGTGGCCTTTTCTTTTTGCCTAGGATAATTGCAATGCATGTCACCTTGTTCAATCTCTAAATATTGGCATGCATCGCAATGTTCCATACATATAATTCCTTTAGCCTGTCTACAGTGTATGTAGGCATGGCTTTTTTTATTGCACTCATCACATATGCTGCAGTGTTTACTCATTATTCATCACCGCATCAAGCAGTATTTCTCTTGCCCTTAATGCAAGATATACTTTGTTTTCTTTAATTGGGCCTTTACCTGTTATGCGTATTACATATTCCCCTGTCTTTCGCTTAACAAAAATAGCGCATCCATTAGCAAGAATAGTAAAGTCTAAACTTGCGCTTTTATTGCTTACGCTAATTGATGTAATGCGTTCCCTTAACACCTGCATTTCTTCATCATCAAACATTAAATATGTTTTTAGTAGATCTAGTGCTTTTTCTCTTTTGTCTTTCATGTTTTATCACCTCCTTAACCCTGCCTAACATCCAAATTGTGATGCCAGTTGTTATTGTTAATACTATATTGATTAATATTTGCCAGCCTTCTGCTTGCTCAATTCCTCCATATAGTCCTAACCCCAATATTCCTAAACACCATTGCACGGTTGTTATTAGATTTATAATGTTCATCTTCTATGCCCCCTTTAGCCACTTCATGTGCTGCCCTTTCATCCATGCTTCAAATTTATCTACATGTACCAGCGTTTGTTGTGGTCCTAGTTGCATACAGATTTCATTAAATCTACCTTCATTGCGGATCATATCTACTCTTCTGTAGATATACATTCTGCTGCGCCCCCATATCTTAGCTAATGTACTAATAGGCACATACTTTGGTTGAACACTTTCCATTCTATTAATCCTTTCTTATTGCTATAATTATTTAAAAGGAGGTCTTTTATGAAACCCACTAATGACTTATTTAAAAAATCTGAAGCTATTAGTAATGCCATCCAAAAAAATATAGGGATTATGAAAGCATTACCGATTTCTAATTTTCAGTTATCGCAAAAATCTATTGAACAAGAGTATTTAAACTATAAAGAAGAACTTGATTCATTTGATTCACACGCTCATTATCTAACCAATGAAAATTTAGAAAAATTAATATTATTCATTAATAGGAAGTCAAAAACTTACGCTGAATTAAAAGCAGAAGTATCAATATTGAACGATGCAACTCTCCAATTGTATTTATCCAACACTCCCAAAAAGAAAGTTGAACCACCCTTTTATTCTATTGATCGTATATCTGCAATCTCTAATACTACCTCTCTAGTACATTCCTACTTTAAACTTGTAACTATACCAAAAGATTTTTTTGCACCTTATTATTTTGATGATTCTGATGAATTTCAACTAACCGTATCCGGTTTAAATTTCTTACATCAATTGGAAAAAGAAAATCATGCATTACAGCTTGCAGAAGAAAGTCTTCGTATTTCAAAGGAATCTGCTAAATATGGTAAATTTGCTGCATGGTTAGCTGGCATTGGTATATTTACAACAATAATAATTGCAATATTATCCTTTATATTCTCGTAATATTTAGAATCGTTAGGATTACTGCAATAACAAACATTCCTAAATTAACTCTTGTGCAATATCTTATGTCTTGTAATGTTTCCTCTGTAGATTGATTTTCTTTATATTTCAAGGCATTAAAATATTTAACTATAATCCATTTTTTTTGATTCGCATCATGTGGCTCTTTTTTTCTATCCATTTATACGTCCTTTAGTCCTCTTACAACCTTCTTAACAACACCTAAATAACGTTCAGATTTTTTCCCAACTCCAAATGCCTTTATTACAGCCATTGTTATAATGGCATTTTCTACTTCTTCCCAAAATTCTTTCGAGTACCAACAATCTTCAATTGCTACTCTGTCCATAATGTTTTTCATTTGAATAAATGTATCTGCTAAATGATTTACAGCCTCATCACTAGATAATCTATTGTCATACTCTAACGAGTTACTATTTAGTGCTAACTTCATATGTTCTTTTAGCTTAGGATTAGTAATGACTTCTACTTTATTTGCAGTTTTATTTATATGGTTTTCTTGGACTTTAAGTTCATCCACAATTGCTTCATCAATCATGTTAACTATTGTTCTATGTTTTGATTTTTCAATTGGATCATAATGTATTACTTCTTTAATAATGGTCTTAGCTTCAATCAACTTAACAACTCGCCTTTGACTAACCTCTTTTCGCATTTCATTCATTAATGCATTACCATTCTTTTCCATTTGTGTTTCCTCTTAACTATTTAGATTAAATCCTGTTGAGCAAATCATTTATTGGTTTGCTCTTCTTTCATGTAGTCATCTATCATAATGATTGAGCTGATATATGTTTTTACCGCATGTGAACGCAATTGTTCATCTACATCATCTTTATATGGGACTGTTAATACCTCTTTTAGTCTGTTTTTAATTAGTTCTTTAATTTCTTTCATCTGTATTTCCTCTGTATCAGTTATATCTAAACGTATTAAGAAAAACTTTTCCTCTTGAGCCGTTCAATGAAGAATTGATGACCTTTACATTCAGCTAAACCACAATTATATTTTTTCTTTAATACCCAACAATCACATTCTTCTTTTAATTTCGCCCCACAATGTTCACAGAAGTTTCCATCCAGTACTTCTACATTACATTTGGGGCATTTTATTGTTTTTTTCTTCATATGTTTTCACTATTATTTCTGTAACGGTAACTTTGAAAGATAAGTAGCTTCATATTCTAATACAGTAGAAACACTAAGAAGGATTTCATTTGCTCCTGCATATGTAAGTCCTTCTTTTTGTTTTAATAAGGAAATCACTTCCATTACAATTGGATCTTTATATGACTCTTTCACTTGATATAGTTGAGCGCTATTCATTGGTTGTTTTAATTCTTTCATTTTATTTCACCTCTTTGTTTTATTTTCATCATTTGTTCATGTATAATATTTTTTGATAGGATAATGACATATGCTGAACTACTTGGTAACAAGTAGATGTAAAGGATAAAAAGCCTTTGCGATAACATCTTGGTGCTTAACCCACAATTAGAAATTCTTAAAAATACAAATAAAGTTATTTCTATGATTCAATCTTCTGCAAATACTCCATTTGCAAAAGCTTTTGCCCTTAATTCTCAAACACAAGGAGCATTAGCGAAATCCTCTGGTATCACTCAATTCCGTGATTTTGGTTTTAGAAAGGAGGTGATTATATGTCTAATACATTCGATGGTGCTGTAATTAAAGAACAAGGTGTTACTTTTGCAATTGCTGTTGTAAAACGTGGTACCTTATCAAATTCTTTACTAAAAAAAGATTCACTTTCTTACTTTTCTCGTTTCTTTGGTAATATCCCCACCGTACTCATGGAACAAGATATTCATGGAGTACCTCATTATTATGGACGTAAAGACATAGTAAAATTCTTAAGCAATATTCATCCAAGCCGAATTCCTTGGAGACGTTATACCATTAGTTAATAATTAGCGCTGACCTATTCTTGGGTTGGCGCTTTTTCATTAATTTCAGCTTTACTAATTTCATCTACTTCAAATAATTTGCCCTCAATGATTTCATTTTCTGTCTTGACTACATTAATACTAATTACTTCATTGGTTTTTAAGTCTTTATCTAATTCAATCTTGATAATCATCTTTACTAAACCTCCTTGATTTTCTTCATTTGATTTCACCTCTTCAATTTCTCATTTATGAGACTTTTCAGATAAAAAAATAGAGTAAGCTTCTGCATCAGTTAACGAAAGCACATCTTTAATTCGTAATGCTTCTTCTATTGTGAAACTATTACCATCCTTTTCAAGTCTTCGATAAAATGTGCTTCTATCAATACTTACTTTGTCTGAAAATTCTACAATATTATACCCACAATCTAATATTTTTCTTTTTAAAGCTTGTACATTCAAATATATCACCTCCCTTTTGTCTCATTTTTGAGATTAACTAAAGTATAGTACTTTTATTTTAACTCGTCAACACATATTTTCTCATTTATGAAACATTTTAAACTTTTTAAAATTATTTGTTGCAAATTTGATACACTTATAATATACTTGTCTCAAAGGAGACGAAGTTATGACTGAACAAATACATGAACGAATAAAACGTTTACGCAAACAAAATAAATTATCTGTCGATGAGATTGTAAAGAAGTTAAATATTTCTCGTGCAACATATTATCGCTACGAAAGTAATGAAATAGAAAAATTGCCCTTAACTATACTTGAGCCACTTGCAAAAATCTTAAATACTACGCCTGCATATTTAATGGGTTGGCAAGAACCGCATCAAGAAAATAAATCTACTCAAACAGAAGGTTATTATGTAGATCCTGAAACTGCTGAATTTGCAGAATATCTACGTACACGTCCAGAGGCTCGTTTATTATTTTCCGCATCACGTGGCATTTCCAAAGAAGATATGGAGAAAGCTGTTGAATATATTGAACTTTTAAAATTAAAACATAATAAATAATACTATTAGGGGTTGTTAGTGTGATTGTAAATATAATTGAATGTGATATTCCTAATGTGAAAGCTATTTCATCAACTGGGGAAGATGAAGGTGTACACAATATTTATATTCGCAAGAATATGTCATTTGAAGATATGCGTAATGAAGTAAAGCATGAATTGCTGCATATCATTAATGATGATTTTCATATAGATCATCATGTTAATTTAATTGAACATATGGTAAGGCGGAAAGAACTTACAGATGATGTATTAGATGAAATAGATTTCTATCATCATGTTTTATAAATATACTTTTATGATTTATCACAACAGCTTTTCAACAAGGAGGTAAAAACAGTAATGCCTACTGAAACTACAAAAGTAGAAGAATTTCAATCTGGTTATTTCCAAAACATGGGAGATTTTAAATCGTTTATTCCATCCCTTATTAATAAAGAATGGGTTTGGATGAGTCCTAAAATCAATGTACTATTAGCAAGGGCAAACCAAGAATTAGGAAAATTAGAAATGTATTCTCAACGTATTCCTAATGTAGACCTTTATATTCAAATGCATATTTCAATTGAAGCTAATAAGTCTAGTAAAATCGAAGGCACAAAAACTACTATTGAAGAAGATTTTATTGATATTGAAGACCTTGTTCCAGAAAAACGTGATGATCAACAAGAAGTAAAAAATTATATTATTGCTATGAATCATGGTATTAATAGAATCATACATGATCAGTTCCCAATTTCTACTAGGCTTATAAAAGAAATACATGAAAAGTTATTATTTGGAGTGCGTGGCGAACGGAAAACACCTGGACTCTATCGAACTACCCAAAATTGGATTGGTGGTAGTAAACCCTCAGATGCTCGATTTGTTCCGCCTCCTGCAAATGAATTAAATACATTGTTAGGAGATTTAGAAAACTTTATCCACAATGAAAATATATTTGTTCCTCATTTAATCAAAATAGCTATCCTCCATTATCAATTTGAAACTATTCATCCATTTTTAGATGGAAATGGACGTGTTGGTAGATTAATAATTCCATTATATCTATTGAGTAACGAATTGCTTTCAAAACCTTGTTTTTATATTTCTAATTACCTAGAAAAAAATCGCACTCAATATTATGAGGCACTTGATAGAGTGCGGCTCTTTAATGACTTATCTGGCTGGTTAGTATTTTTCTTAGAAGCAGTTATTGAGACTGCTAAAGCTGGTCGTGAAAAATTTGAACAAGTACTTGAATTAGTAGATAAACACAATGAACAACTAACTAAATTAAGTGGTAACAAAGAAAATTTAAGAGCTCTATTTAAGGCATTTTACGCTACGCCAATCTTAACTATAACTAAAGCTTCAGAACTAATCGGTGTTTCCTATAATACTGCTCGGAATCTTATCAATACATTAGTTGATGCTGGCATATTAGATGACTTTAATCTTCCTGGAAGTAGTCATAATCACTATGTAATGTCAGAGTATATGCTAATATTTATGTAAAGTTGAGTTATCCACATAATATATTTAAAATAAACTCCTTTTTTTGAGTTATCCACCCCACTCAACTCAAAAAACTTTCTTTTTTTGAGTTATCCACAGACTTAAACGCAAAAAATCTTATATTTTTGAGTTTAATGTATTTAATTAAATACGCCTAAAAAAATAAGCCCCCACCGCAGTGAGGGCCATTAAAAACATCATACCTTAGAGGTACTCTATTTTTACTCCACCATTATTATACCATACCTCTAAGGCTTATTTCTTATACTATTTTTAGCCTAGGAGGTATTTTTAATGTGGTGTGAAACCGTAACTACCAAAGCTGGTATTACTAAATATAAATTTCAAGAACGCTATATAGATCCTTATAGCGGTAAAACAAAAAGAATATCTGTTACATTAAATAGTAATAGTAGACAAGCATACAAAATCGCACAAGCTGAATTGCAAAATAAAATTGACTTGGCCACTAATACAGATATTGCCAAAGATATGACATTGAATGATGTTGTATCTGAATATTTAGAATCAAAGCGTGCATTTAGAAAATCATCTACACAATATAGTATGGATAATCTACACAAACAGATTATGAAATGGTTTCCTGCTGATATATTACTATCTAAACTTTCACCATACATTATCCAAAGCACATTCGATAAATTTGCTTGCCAGTATTCCTATAACTATACAAAACTGGCCCTTAGTCTTATTCGACAATCATTAAAATATGCAAGGCGCATGGAATATATTCGGGATATTTCATTCTTAGACAATATCGAATTACAAAAGCCAGTAGCTGATGTAGACCGCATCAAAAAGCAGCGTTCTAAATTTCTAACTAAAGATGAACTAAAAGATTTACTATCACAATTAGATACTATCAATCATCATGTATCCTTATTATGTGAGTTTCAATCTTTAACTGGTCTTAGATTTGGTGAAATGGTGGCGTTACGCACTCAAGACTTCGATATAGAAAATGCAGAAATAGATGTAAACGCTACTTTATCTAATCGTGGTAGCTTTTCTGACCCTGCTATGCGACTTCCACCAAAGAATGTTCATTCTATTCGTAAGGTGAAATTGGATGCACGTGCTGTACAAATTATTAATCACTTTATAACCGCTAATCAAGCAAGGCGATTATGGAAATCTAAATTTGCTGACCTAGGCTATATCTTTGTTACAGATGGTGGATTGCCATATGATCTACATTATGTAAATCGTACTATAAAAAAACTTGGTTTCCCAAAACCAGTAAGCACCCACACCTTTAGACATACTCATATTTCTATTCTTGCTGAATCTAATGTTCCTCTAAAAGCAATTATGGAACGTGTTGGCCACAATGAGCCACGGACTACACTCGCTATATATACTCATGTAACAGATGAAATGAAACAAGAAGTAAATGCAGCAATTACTAATATGGGTAAAGTACTTGCAAATAAATAAAAAATGAGCCACCGCATCATGTGCAGTGGCTTTTTTCAACCCTCATATAAAAGGGGCAAATATTTGTTTTTAAAAGGGGCAATAAAGGGGCAACTTGTTGTTACAATGCGTTACAATTTGTTACTCTTTATCTTTCAAATATCCTTGTAATTACTTTATCTGTTACAGTTTGTTACAATTCGTTACAATCTGTTAATCAGTAAGTAGAAATGGTGCGGTTGGAGGGACTTGAACCCTCACGAGCGTACGCTCACCACCCCCTCAAGATGGCGTGTCTGCCATTCCACCA